CGTCGGAGACGTCGCTTCGTTCGCCATGTCGATGACGTCGGACACTGCCACCGTCGAGGGCATCGTTGCCTCGCCGCTTGCCCTGCGCACCACCACGTTCGTGGCGCCCATCGTGGCGCATGTCGGCCCGACGGCTGCGCAGAGACTGTACGTCGGTCTGAACGTCACGGCCGCTACGGGTGTCGGCACGATGGTCGTGACGGTGCAGTCGGCAACGCTTGTCGGTTTCGGCTCGCCGACGTTGCGCGCCACGCTCCCGGCGACTACGGCGGCGACGGCCGGCTGGCAGTTCTTCTCGGTTGCCGGTGCGATCACCGACGGCTTCTATCGGGCCACGTTGACGCAGACCGGCGCCGGAAACATCACTTCGCAAGTCGTCATTGGCGTCGCGTAGTTCTCCACACCCAATCACCACACCATGAAAGGCGGCTATTATGCCCGCGTTCGTTAATGTCAACCGAACCATTCTGCTTGGCGTCGCCTGGACCGGCACGGTCGCCCCGGGCGCCGGTGGCGCTGTGGCCGTCACCAACACTGGCACCATCACGACGCCGCAGGACATCTCTGCGTATGTGAAGTCCGGCAACCCCGGCTCGTCCGTCGCCACTCAGGACGTGACCACGTTCGGCTCTGGCGGCTTCACCCAGGTGATCGCTGGTTTGCGCTCTGGTGACGACATCACGTTCGAGTGTGTGTCGGACTTCGCTGCGTCGACGTTGTATCCGATCGTGCAGACCACGCTCGGCGGTCTCGGCGCCGGAGTGTTCCTCGACATCAAAGCCAGCAGCGCATCGCGCAGTGCGACGAACCCGTCGTTCGCTGCGTTCGGGTTCATCTCGGCGTGGACGCCCGCTGGTGGTTCGGTCGGTGACCTGGCGATGGCGTCGCTGACGATCACGATCAGTGGCCGGTTCGCTGACATCACCGGCTGATCCGTGGCCTCTTTCACTTCGCTGGCTGCGTTCGAGCGCGAGCTCGGTGCGATGTCGAAAGAGGTTCTGGCCGCCAAGAAGCGCAAGATCCTGATGCCGATGGCTGAGAGGGCGCAGCGGATCGTTGCGGCACAGGTTGCTGCTGATCTCACGCAGTCTGATTTCAGCGGGTGGCGGCGTGGTGCCCCGATCAAGTTGGAGACGAACATCAAGCCGCTGCCCAGCAACGCGATGCTGGTGGCACCGACGAAGAAAACGGCCGGCCCGTTCACGGTGTTGGATGTTGGTCGCAACCCGGGCGACGCTGGCCTCGGCCCCGTGCAGGGTCCGATGTTGACGAGGACGGGCCGCATTTCCAGGGCTCGCCGCAAGAGGTTCAACGGCCAGACCAAGGGCAAGGGGTCGTCGGCGAAGGCTGTGGCGGCCATTGATGCCGCCATGCCCGCAGTGGCCGAGGACGGTATCCGCCAGGTGATGGTCCGACATTTCGACGTGAGCTGATCGGGGGTTTCGACGTGGCGAACAAGATCACAACGATTCTGGATCTGGATGGTCGCGGGTTTGACAAGTCGATCAAGAACATCCGCAAATCGGTGGCCGATGCGGACGGCGCGCTGAATAAGTTCAAGGCCGGTTCCACTGCGGCGTTCGATTCGTTGAAGGGGTACGGCACGGAGGCGGCGTTTGCTGCCGGTGCCGCCCTTGTTGCGTTCGGTGTGAAGTCGGTGAATGCGTTCAACGATCTGGCGATCTCGTCGGGCAAGCTGGCCGAGGCGTTGGGTATGCCGGTCGAGGATGCGTCCCGGCTGGTTGAGGTTGCCGGTGATATCGGCATCGAGATGGGCGCGCTCGAGTCGACGATCGGCAAGATGAACGTCACGGCAGCCAAGACCCCGCAGGCGTTTGCTGCGATCGGTGCCGAGATCGTGAAGAACGCTGACGGCACGACGAACGTCAACGAGACTTTCCTGGCGACGGTCGACGCGCTGAACAAGATGCCTGACGCCACGCAGCGCGCGGCGGCTGCACAGAAGATTTTCGGCAAGGGTTGGCGTGATATCGCTGAGCTGGTCGGCCAGGGTTCCGATGACATCCGCAAGTCGCTCGAGGGTGTGTCGGACGCGAAGATCATCGACGAGGACGAGGTCGCCAAGGCTCGCGAGTACCGCGCAGCGATGGACAACCTGGGCGACGCGTTCCAGGACGCTGCGCTGATTGCTGGCGAAGTGTTGACCCCCGCGGTCACGGACGCCGTTGATGCGCTTCTTGGATTGAAGAACGCCACAGTGCAGGCTAACGAGTCATCTGGGGGGCTGCTCAGAACTGTCGCTGGGGCCACCACGAAGGTTTGGGAGTTGACGACCCCCGTTGCGATCGCTGTCAACTTTTTCAAGCGGTTTGCCGACGAAACGGACGCGGGCACTACAGCGTTCCTCGGTCGCGCCTACGCAATGCAGTCACAGTCGCGCACCACCGAAGAGCTCACCGAGACCACAGAGGAAGCCGCCGCTGCACAGGCCGACCTTGCCGACGCCTACAGCCAGATGGAGGCCGGCGTCCGAGCAGCCAACGAGGCGCTCGCCGAGAGCATCGAACTGGCGCTCGAGGCCGCTGGCAGCGCGTTCGACCTGGAGTCAGCGACGCTGGACGTGGCCAATGCTGCCGCCGACCTGGCCACGAAGCAGTCCGATGTGAATGACGTGCTCAGCGACGGGGCATCGACCGACGCCGAGAAGTCCGCTGCGCTGCGCGACTTGCGTGCCAGCCAGATCGATACGGCCGGGTCCGCCCTCGAACTCGCGCAGGCGTACGCGTTGGAGCAGGGCGCCGCCGAGGGTTCGCAGGAGTCGATCAACGCCCAGGTCGATGCGTTGTCGATGTTGAAGGGTCAGTACCCGGAGATTGCCGGCGAGATCCAGTTGATGATCGACAAGATGCTCGGCGTCCCGGGTGTGGTTGACACGAAGTTGACAGCTGACACGCTCGACGCGAACCGGTCGCTCGATCAGTTGCAGGGTCGACTCAACGCGATGGGTTCGACCGCAACGTCGGTCAGTGTTGTCGCCGCCAACCGGTTTCGCCAGTACGCGAGGGGCACCAGTAACCACCCGGGCGGTCTCGCGATCGTTGGTGAGGAGGGCCCGGAGTTGGTTGACCTGCCGGCGGGTTCGGCTGTGTCGACGGCGTCCGAGACGTCGGCGATGCTGTCTGGTGGTGGCGCGTCGACGGTCGCCCGTCCCGCCATGTCGAGCGGCAACACGATCAACGTGTACACGAACGCCGACCCGCAGGCCGTGGTCGAAGCGATCCGCCAATGGGAGCGCCGCAACGGGCGGCTGTACTGATGCCCGCCCCGACAGTGGTGGTCGGCATCGACCTGGGTATCTCCGACGTCGGCGACTTCGTTGTCGGCACCAGTTTGGTCGGTGGTGCCGATCTGATCGGTGACGGGTTGACGACGGTGTCGAACACGGTCAACCGGGTGTCGATCCGTCGCGGCCGTACCGGCACCCTCGTCGACCCGATCGACGCCGGCACGGTGGTCATCCAGCTGAACAACGAGAACCGGGCGTTCGATCCGGCTCACGCGTCTGGCCCGTACTTCGGCAAGCTGGTCCCGTCGCGTGGTGTGTCCGTGATGGCTGGCGGTGTCACGATCTTCACCGGGTTCGTCGAGGACTGGGATCTGGAGTACGACGTGTCGGGCCGGTCGGTTGCTTTGACGCGATGCACGGATGCCCTGGGCATTCTGGGCCAGACCGAGTTCGATGCCTGGACGAACGTGGGCGCGACGGGCGCCACCAAGCTATCGAACATCTGCGACCGGCCCGAGGTGGATTGGCCGTCGGGGTTGCGGGCGTTCGACGACACCGTGAACGCCAACCCTGGGCCCGTCGGCGCATTGCAGAGCGACAGCGTTTCGTGGGGCTCGAACGTCCTGAACTACATGCAACAGATTGCGAAGAGCGAGTTTTTCTCACTGCTGTACGCAACGGCTGCCGGTGTGTTGCGGTACCGCCAGTACGCCGGCTTTGGTCTCATTTTCTTTCCTGGAGAGCGATTTCCCGGATTCAAATTCGGCTTTAGCGACAGCTTCGCCCCGATCTATCCGGCAGTGTCGGCGTCGCTGAGCGACGCGGGCGGGTCGTTCCAGATGGTGATCACGGACGTCAACGGTGACCCGATCACCGACGAGTTCGGCACCCCGATCACGGCAAGCGTGTCGAGGGTTGCGTACGAGTCGATTGCCCGCACTCTCGGTTCTGAGACGTTGTTCTCGTCGGCGTCAGTGGACCGCACGGGTGGAACGGCGCAGACGGCCACTGTTGCCGCGTTGTCAACGTGGCAGGCGACTTACGGTCGTCTGCGGCGACTGTCGGTGTCGGACACGTTGCTGGCCGCTGACAGCTACGCCCTCAAGATGGCTCAGGCGTTGCGTGACTACTACGACACGCCGGCCGATGTCGTCACGTCGATCACGGTGCAGCTCGCCGCGCTGTCCGTTCTCGATCAGACCACGGTGCTGTCGGTTGATATCGGTGACGCCATCTCGGTGACGTTCACACCGAACGGCGTCGGCGTGGCGATCACGCGGACGCTGGCGGTGCAGGGCATTTCGCACATCATCGAGCCTGAATCGCATCTCGTCACATTCTCGTTGTTCGACTATCTGGGGGCTATCTGATGGCACAGAAAACTGCTTGGAACGCCGCAACACTCACCGAGGCGGACATCAACCTGTACCTGATGGGTGAGGGCGGGGCGTGGGCGTCATGGACGCCGGTCGTCACGCAGTCCGTCACCGTGGCCGTGACTAACACACGTTCGCGGTTTGCGCGGTACGGCCGCACGATCGTGGCGACGACGACGCTGACGGTCACCGGGGCGGGCACGGCAGCCAACAGCATCACGATCTCGTTGCCGGTGACGGCCGCGCATTCGTCGGGACGGCCGGGTGTCGGCACATGGTTCGACACGTCGGCGACGAACTTCTTCGAGTTCCATGCAGCATTTGCATCCACGACGACGATCAACCTGCGGGGGACGGCGACAAACGTTCTCGCAGCACTCGGGTCAACGGGTTCGGACAATGCAGCGGCGTTGGCGAACGGTGACGTGCTGGAGTTCACGATCACCTACGAAGCAGCGTCGTGACCCCCGGCATCGACCGTCACATCACCATCGTTCACCAGGAGGACGACTGATCATGCCAACACTCGAAGATGCAATCCAGGCGCTGCCGGTCATGCTTGCCGCCGACCTCGCCGGCGGCGACCAGTTCATCGTGCGCGACGTGTCCGCCGAGACCGTCGAGACGATGACGTACGACGAGTTCCGGGCGGCGCTGGACTTACGGTATGGATCGCCTGGCGCGTGGATCGCATGGACGCCAACCGTCACGTCGGTGACGGGTTCCATCACGGCGGTTGGAACTCGCAACTGCGCCTACACATTGAAGGGCCGGACGATGCACGGCCGGTTCCTCATCCCAATCACGACCGTGGGAACCGCTGGCGGCCTGATGATCGTGTCGCTTCCTACCGGGGCGGTGCCCGCCCACGTCGGGAGCCACGGCGTGGGCAGCTACTTCGAGGGGAACTCCGGCACCTGCGGCAACGCAATCGCTGACGCGTCTGGCAGCTTCTACCTCGTAAAGCCGAGCGGGGCGACGGTGTTCACCGATGGTAGTGGCTCTACGTATCGGGGCTATTTCACGATGGAACTCGCCACCCTGCCGAGCTGACCCGCCAGTCACTTCCAACGCTCCCACCGATCACGGAGGTCCCGCATGACCGTCATCGACCGGTTCTTCAACTGGCAGCGTTCCGGCCTGAACTGGGACGCACCGCCGTACGAGTCGTGTTCGCCGGCGCTGATGTCGTTGCAGACGTGGCTGCTGAACATGCATGGCGGGCAGTCGCTCGGCTGCCACGGTGACCGCCCGATCCGAGCCGGGACCGAGCCGTCGTCCCATGCGTTCGGCGCCGCTCTCGATTGGCGCTACGAGAATCCAGGCCCCGGGCGACGGTATGCCCTCGATGTGGTGTTGCCGTTCGTGCTCGCCCATTCCGACGAGCTCGGGGTGCAGGCCATCCACGACTATGCCGGTGACCGCATCTGGCGACCGCCAGGACATTCGGGGCGCCTCGTCGGCAGTGACGGATGGAAAGCCCAGAACGGTGCGGGCGGGCAGATGGGCGAGTCGTGGGCGCTGTGGTTCCACTTCGAGATTCATCCCGACGACTTCGACGACGCCCGCACGGTCGAAATCAAGACGACATTCACACCGCCCACCATCACGGAGGACTGCAACATGATCGCGATCGACTACACGGCCCCCAGCGGGCAATGGACGGCGCTGACCTACACCGGCAGCCACCTCGCCCATGTCCGCACGAGTGAAGCGGACGCCATTATCCGACGCGCTGGCGTGCAACGACAGACGGTCACCGCAGCCGAACTCGACGCACTGATCTTGTCGGCGGCAACGACGACGCATTGTCCGCTCGAATGGGTGAACACTGCTCGTGGTGCCGCCTGGACGGCGCAGCGGGCATGATGGAGATCGTTCTGAGCGCGAGCGCACTCGTCGGCGCCATCGGTGCGATCGCTCTGACCGTCGGCGCCATCGGGGTGATCGCCCAGTCCAAGCACCTCGGCGCGCCGATCCGCTGGCTGTGGAGAACAAACATCTCCGGCCCCATCTCGCGTTGGAATCACCAGATCGTGTCCGAGGTCGTCGACGTCCGCATCGATTACCTGCTGCACCACCGCAACAACGGGTCGTCACTCCTCGATCTCAAGGAATCCCTCGACGGCGTGAAACGCAACGTCGACACACTGCTCGCCCACGACGCCGCCAGAGACGCCCCTGGCCGACGCTACGGACAGACCCCGACATCCAACCAGGAGGACACACCATGAAGACAGAACCCGCACTCATCATCGCACTCGTGCAGACAGCCATCGCGCTCGTCGTGTCGTTCGGTTTCGATCTGACCGTCGAGCAGGTCGGCGCCATCGTTGCGGTGTCCGCTGCGATTCTCGGTGTCGTCACCCGTTCCAAGGTGACCCCGGTCGAAGGGGTCTGAGCATGGACCCGGTCGAAACCGCCCCCGTCACTGTCGATGGCGTCGGATCATGCACACCCCCACCCGCACCAAAGGAGACCAAGTGACTGTTCGACTCAACGCAGCAATCCGCAACGGCGCCATGGACGCCATCCCCACGGCCATTGGCTCGAACGGGCTTCTGCGTATCTACAATGGCACGCAGCCTGCTAACGTCGCTGCCGCCCTTTCGGGCAACACGCTGCTCGCCGAGCTGGCCCTTTCGGCAACGTCGGCACCCGCCGCTTCGTCTGGAGTGCTGACGTTCAGCGCCATTTCTTCCGACACATCAGCTGATGCGACCGGCACACAGACGTGGGCGACGTTGACCACGTCTGCTGGCACTCGCGTTGTCGACATGTCGTGCGGCAACGGTTCGGGCGACCTGAACCTGGCCGGCACGATCACCGCCACGGGTACGGTCGCCGTCACGTCGTTGACCATCACCGACAACAACGCCTGATCCCCCTGACCATCGTCGTCGAGTAAGGAGGGGCGATGGCTGTTTCGTTCCGCATCGACCCGGCGCTCGCCTCGGGCGCATCCG